GAACTAAACCGCACCAAAGCCGAAACGAGTGCTTATTGGGCGAACTGGTGGAAGGTGTACGGCCTCGGTCAGGTCGGGACGCTTCAGGGTGCGATATACGAGGACTTCGAGGTCGTGGAGGGTATCGATGTCAGCCGAGCCAAATTCGTCGCCCTTGGGCTTGACTGGGGCTTTAGCAACGACCCTACGGCCTTGGTCGCCATCTACCGCCAAGGGGACTGCCTGCTCATCCAAGAACTGCTCTACGCTACGGGCCTGACCAACCAAGACATCGCAGACAAACTGCGGTCGCTGGGCATTACAAGGGCTTGGGAAATCGTGGCCGATTCAGCCGAACCCAAGAGCATCGAGGAAATCTACCGACTTGGATTCAACATCAAGCCAGCGGAGAAAGGCCCCGATTCGGTCAGGAACGGGATAGACATTCTGAAACGCTTTAAGTTGCAGGTTACCAAGGACTCGACCAACCTGATTAAAGAACTGCGGTCCTACACTTGGGCGACCGACAAAGAAGGCAAGAACACGGGGGTTCCGATTGACTCATTCAACCACGCCTGCGATGCAATGCGGTATGTGGCACTCAACAAGTTACGGGTCAGTAACTCAGGGAAGTATGTTGTGGTTTAACTTTGAGGCATGAACACCGAACGCATCCTTGACCTTCTAATCGAAATCGGCAAGACGGTTGCAGCCGTTTTCTTCATCATCACCCTTCTAACCCTCCTTTGGACCTTATGAAAGTCGTCCACTACTACCACATCTACTGCGGAGGCAACTGGCAGTTAATCCTGAATCAACACATGATGGCCGTGTGCAACTATGGCCTCATCGGGGTCTTGGATGAGATAAGGGTCGGCATCGTCGGTCCACCCGAACAACGCAAAGCGGTCAAGGAGGTGCTGGACAACTCGATGGTGGCCGATAAGGTCAAGGTCGTGGTTACCCGAACCAACGCTTGGGAGCAGGCGACGCTTACCGAGATGTACCGGGCCTCGCAGGAAGAGGAAGCCGTGTACCTCTACGCCCACACGAAGGGGGCTGCGAATCCATCCTTGACCACCCAACTATGGGGCAGGTCCATGCTATTCTTCAACGTGGTCGCATGGGAGCGGTCCATGCAAATGCTGGAGGGGGTCGATGCCGTAGGATGTCATTGGATTACAAAAGAACAATTCCCACACATGGCTGATCAAAACAACCCCGAAGGCTATCCGTACTTTGGGGGCAACTTTTGGTGGGCGAAGTCGAGCCACATCAAGGAACTCGGTGAGCCGAAACGGGAGCAACGCTATCAAGCCGAGCATTGGATTGGCAAGAAACCCGACACCAAGGTCTTTGATTCCAACCCCGGCTGGCCTTCACCCGAACGCTTTGTCATAACTTTTTAGCATGAAAAAACACATTGACCAACTCAAAGCCTTAGACTACTCGCACATCTACACGACTGCGGTGGACCACATCATTGAAATCTACGAAGAAGCCAAGAAGCACAAGGGAGGCCACGCTTTAGAACTCGGTTCCTACCTCGGACACTCAACGCTCGCCATCGCCTTGGCCGGGCTTGACGTGGTGGTTTACGATACCGACACAACCGTAGAAGATAAACGCAAAGCACTCCTATCGCAGTTCAAGGTCGAATGGAACAACCAACGGAGCCACATGGCCCTGCAAGAGGTTAGGACTTTTGACTTCATCTTTCACGATTCCGACCACGGGGACGGTATGATTCCCGAAATGGTGGAGTTGTTCAACAAAGCCCTGAACCCCGGTGGGACGATGGTCATCCACGATGCCGAACTGCTGACGATGGTCAACCTTACGAGCCAACTGCAGCCACACGAAGCCAAGGGGTCAACGGACCAACGAGGCAGGATGCTTTTAACCCTCTACAAGAAATGAAGGCAAAAACTTACATCTTCTGCCACGATACGGACATCGTTAAGCAATGCGAAGCCGAGGGAAGGTTCAAGGACTTAGCCCCCTACACTTGGGTCATGCTTGGGTTCAAGGACTTCGACGGCATGGCTGGCCTTGACCATATCGTTGCAAGGGACGAAACAGACAACATCGAGAGCCATCGCAACCTCGTCGCTTGGACTGGATGGTATGCTTTAGCCAAGAACGGCTACATCAAGAACGGAGATGTCGTGAACCTCTTCGAGTACGACCTCACCAAGACAGGCGACTTTGACCAACGGGCTTACTGCGCCTATTTCCGAGTCCCTGTGGACGTTGTGCCTTACTGGTCGTGCGGCGATAATTACGAGCCACACATCAAGCAACTGACTGGAAGGGGTGCAAAGGAGTTCTATCAACCCGTCGTGCCTGTAACTTCCAATTACACGCTTACTTGGGACGATTCCTACCTTGACCTGACCTTGGCCTGCATTGAGCAGAAGTTGGTCGCTATTCCCCACGTCGGCCACATTTTAGAACGAGCATACTCGCAGCGATTCGCTGACATCCCTTACAACGTGGGAGCGTTCAAACACGCATTTGCTAACTCTCACGGGTTCTAAGATGTATTTGGTCGGGGTAAATTACGCAACGAGTGAGTACCTTCCAGCAGCGAGGGCGCAGGCTAACCAGTACCCTTTCCCGATTACGACCACCGAGGACGAGAAACGGGAAGGCAGGGGCAACAACTGGTGGAGGTGGAAGCCTCAAATCATCCTTGACGCTCTCTTTGACTTGCAGGAGGACGAAGCCCTGCTTTACCTCGATGCCCAAGACCTGCACGGAGATGGCTGCTTTGAGTTTGCCAAGCAGTACCTGCAAGACAACCCCATCCTGTTGCATCAAAACTTTCACAACCATATCTCATACACCAAGGGCGACTGCTACGCCTTGATGGACTGCCTTCAGTTCTTCAGCGAGAAGCCGATGCAGATAGAGGCAGGGTTCCTCGGACTACGCAAGACCGACTTCACGATTGACCTCATGTACGAGTGGTCCAAGTGGCTGCACGTTGACAAGGCCGTGAATGACGACCCAAGCGAGTATCCGAACCACCCATCATTCATTGACCACAGGCACGACCAAAGCATCCTGACCAACCTCGCCCTGCTTAACGACCTGCCCATGGTTGTCGTTCCCGAAATCCGTTGCAACTCAAGACCCAAGTTATGGCCATGAAACTCCAAGACCTCACCATCGACCAGTTCCAACGCATCGGAGCCATTGAGTTCAGCAGCGTCCTTGGGGACTACGACAAGCGAGCAGGGGTCGTTGCAATCGTTGAGGGGGTGGATATATCACTCGTTCGAGAGATGTCCGCCAAGAGCGTCCTAAAGCGTTACAAGGCCATTATCAGCGAGTGGAACGCATTGCCTGCATTGGGTTACAAGCGAAAGTTTAAAGCCGGGGGCAAGTGGTGGATTCCAACGGTGTTCACGGATGAACTCACGGCTGGTCAGTTGATTGAGTTAATGGACGCAAACACCACGGACGAGAAACAACTCCTGCAGAACCTTCATCGCATTATGGCGACCTTGTGCCGGGAAGGAGGTCTATTCGGATTCTTTCCGAAAAAGTACGACGGTGCTGCCCATGCGGAGCGAGCCGAACTCATGAAGAAACACGCCAAGGTGGGCGACGTTTGGGGGGTTGTCAGTTTTTTTTTGCTGAGTTCAGAAAGTTACTTGAAGGTTTTGACCGACTATTCCAAGCACCTGATGACGAAGGCCGAGGGGCTGACGTAAGCCCGCTTGCCGGGTACGGATGGCTTATGGTGGTGTGGAGGATGGCTAACAAGGACGTGCTTAAGTTCGATGCCATCTTCGCAATGAAGGCGGTGGAGTTCCTGAACTATGCGCTCCTGATTCACGACATCTTGGAAGCCGAACGGATGGAAGCGGAGCGAGCAAGACGCAGATAGACACATTCCAGCACGGGGGACATTTACCCGTATGGAGTTCAACGTCTTTGTCGGTGGGTCAGGAAAGAAACTGACCGACATCCAAAGGGAGGCCCTTGCTGACTTTGGTGTAGCCCTCGAAGATGGAGCCATTGAGAACAAGTCCCATGCCTTGGTTGTCAAGTGGCTGGAAGGAGTGGTACGTCTTGCAAAGGAGAACCTTGCCAAGTCGAACGCCATCGCAAGCAATGCCCTTTCGCAGTCCATAACCGTTACCCCTATATCCCTCAACGACCAGTCCTTTGTCGTTGCTATTGAGGCAGCGGATTACTGGAAGTTCGTGGACCTCGGTGTCAAGGGTGCAAACTCAAGCAAACGTGCGCCTAACTCTCCGTTCCAATACCGGGACAAGCGTCCGCCTATCCGCCCGATTCAGGAGTGGATTGCGTTCAAGGGGATTCCTCTTGAAGGCAGGGACAAGAAGGCAGCAAACAGGTCCTTTGCCATCAACATCGCCAATAAGATTCGGAGGGAAGGTCTGCGAGCGACCAACTTTATGAGCAATGCAGTAAGCCCCGAAATGATAGAGGTCTTGACTGAGAACATCGCAGAGGTCCTTGGTAAATCCATAAGCGTAGCAACAACAAGATAAAATGGCAACAACCGTCCTTTCAGGGTCGCCTCTCGTAGCAACCCCCGTTTACAACAAGATGATCTTCAAGGTCAGCGGTTCGCTGATTGCTCAACCCAATTACAGGTACGTCTGCGATGTGAAGAACCCAGCAGGGACGACTCTTGCCCGGTTGAAGTGCGACAAACTGCCCAGCACCAACTTCGGGTTCTTTGACGTTGCCAAGGTTGTGGAAACGCTGATTGCCCCGACCAAGCCATCGCTGACCCAAACAGGCTTCGTGGATCATGCCGGGTATTATTCGGGATATCGCCTCGACTTCATGGAGGAATACGGGAACACTCCAGCCGTGCAGACAGGAACCGTTACCACCGTCAGCGGGGTCATGGGGTTTGCTGGAAACTTGGAGCAGTTGGAGTTCCAAGACTGGAGCCTAAGCCCCTACTTCCGAATCGGGTCCTCGTTCAACTCCGTGAAACCCTTGACAACACCTACGGCCTTCACCGTGTACCGTGGAGGCAAGGCTTGGCTTGCGATTAACGCCACCAAGTTTACTGCCGTGTCCGCCAATGACACCTACCTCGTTTCGGGCCGTGTGGCTTACAAGGGGGTCAATTACGACATAGCGGTCAGTCCAAGTTTGTCAGGCACTACGGACTTTAACATTCAACGATTCGGGTGCGGACCTGCACAACTATCGGGAACCATCGCAGCACTAAGTGGAGCAGTTGAGGGGGATTCCTACACGGTGCAGTTCTTGGCTAATCAGGGCTTGGGGTCGGTCATCACGACCTTCACCTTCGGACCCTGCGAGCGGTTCAACTCCATCCCCGTTCACTTTCAAAACAAATACGGGGGCATTGACTCCTACACCTTCACGCTTAAGAACCGCAAGAGGGCCAACATTACCCGGCAGACGTTTGGCTATAACTCGGACGTTTATGCGACTACCACCTACGACAAGGTGTGGTCAGGCGAGTTCGATTACATTTACGCACTCAACTCGGACTGGCTGACCGATGCAGAATCCGAGTGGCTTATCGAGATGGTTCGCTCCGGGCAGGTATGGCTTGAACTGGATGGGCAACTCGTTGAAGCCATTGTGAACGCCAACACCTACCAATTCACGACCCGCAGAAACGACCGCCTGACTCAGTTGCAGGTCGAGGTTGCAGTCGCCTACAAGAATAACATCCTATGAGCGTAACCCTCATCGCTTACCCGACTGCTGACTTCACCACCGACTTGCAGGCTTGGAATGCGTTCAACGACCGAGCCGATGCCGATGGTGCTACAAGCCGGGAGGACGCTTGCTTTGGCTGCCTGTTCTCGGCCTTTGCGACCCTTTACGACCAACCCGAACTGGCTTATGTCCTTGACACCATGGGCGAAATCGACATCGCCCTCACGTTTTCGGTGGAGGACATTGCCGACATCACCAAGCGGAGGGGGTCATTCAGTAAGACGATAACCCTGCCAAACACGCCTACCAACAGGGCCTGCTTTGGTCATGCCTACAACATTCAGTCCTTTGTCGGTGGATTCCAACCGAACAAGAAGATTCGTGCTGCTATGTGGGAGGACGGGGTGCAGGTGTTCAGCGGAGTATTGCAGTTGATTTCAATGTCCAAGACACGGGGCGAAGTAACCTACGAGGTCGGCTTGTTTTCCGAGGACGTGAGCCTGTTCAAGGCTATTGAAGGCAACCTCCTTGCGACAACTGCTGGCGTTACCGACATGAACCACACGCTGACCTCAGCCCATGTTTCCGCTACTTGGACCGCATCGGGTGCAAGCGGTTACGTTTACGGCTTGGTTGACAACTACGGCTATACGGACGCTACAACGCAGGGATGGTTTGCGGTCCCTTATTGGAAGATGACTCCAAGCATCTACGTCAAGAAGATGGTGGACCTCATCTTCGCACAGGCAGGGTATCGGTACACATCGGAGTTCTTCAACTCGGAGCGGTTCGGTAAGTTGGTTATGCCTTACGCTGCCGGGCAATTATCGGTAAACCTTTCGGGGTCAAACATTTTTGCTGCAAGTACGAGCGGTCAAAACTTTTCAGGGACCTTTAGCGGTTATCTAAACTTTGCCGATGACTCAAGTCCTTACTATGACCGCCCCGGCTATTGGAACACAGGCACAAGCACTCTACAACTCCCTGCGCTACCAACCCGATGGAACGTAACGGTTAAATTGGACTTTGGACAAGTTACGCAGTTCATCAATCAAACCTACAATTTTCTCTACCTATACGACGCATCAACGAGTAGAATCGTCAGTCCATCAAGGGGCTTTACGGCTCAAGCAAGTGGAACCAATGTAATCACTTGGAGCAATATCCAGTTGAATACCAGCAGTCAAATAAGGGTCTTGATGACAGGCGTTGGAAGCACGGCCTGCAATCTCTTGAGCGGTTCAACGGTTCTTTGGGAGTGTTTGGAGAATCCAACGAGTGTTGGAACGATTGACATGGCTACGGCTTTGCCTGCTGACGTGAAGCAATCGGACCTCCTGCAAGACCTGCAAAAGATGTTCAACCTCTACTTCATGCCGGACCCTGCCGACCCGAAGAACCTCATCGTGGAGCCTTGGGTGGACTTCTACTTCAGCGGTGTGGTTGACTGGTCGCAGAAATCGGATGAGAATGCAGAGCAGAACATCACGAATGGGGACCCGAACCAATACAAGACCATCGTGTTCAAGTACAAGGATGCCGGGGACTATTTGTCAAAGTTGGACAAGTCGAACTACCCGCTTGCCAAGGAAGGCTACGGAGGGCGAATCTTCACCACCGACAACTTCTACGGCAAAGGCGAGAACGTCGTCGAACTTGCTTGCAGCACTATAATCCCTGCAAACTTCACGACGGATAAGGTCGTTGGAAGGGTTTGGGACTTGGACGGATCCGCTTTGTCGGGAACCATCAAGACCTTGCAGAGCGGTTACAGGATAGCCCAATACAACCTCATCGAAGCACCGACGACGTGGGCCTACCAGTACGGGGTCAGCGGTTCGGTAGCACTCGCAGAGTCGTTGCTGAATCTGCCCTTTGTCAGCCACATCAATAACCCCTACGACGCAAACTTCGACCTTGCCTTTGGAATGCCTAAGCAGTTGTATTATGCGGTGAATGTTGCCGCAAATAGCGACCCCTACCTATACACGAACAACAACCTCTTCAACATCTATTGGTGGAACTTCATCCAAGAAACCGTCAGTCGTGAGGCGATGCAGTTGGAACTCTCC